AAATTATAGTTACAAATCAATACGACAGCTCCTGACCAAATAATGGCGGATAAACTTAAATGTTTTATCTGTCTATTTTTTTGCTTGCTCATGAGGGTATGTTTAAAGTGTATCGACCCACTTTTACAATCCAATGAGGACAAGTAGGTTAATTCCTACAAAATATGTCCTCATGAGCACGTTTATTAACTTAATAATTAAATATATATGAGCGATTATAACGGAGGTTCACCAACAGGAGAAAATCTAAAAAAATTTATGGGTAAAGTAAAAAAAGCGGAAGGTCGCTTAGCTAAATCCAAAGCTCTTGAAGGGAAGAAGAAACTCAAACACCATTACAAAGATAAAGGAGACAAAAGACCAGGAGCAGAAGGTTCAGGTAAATTTGGAAGCCGTAATGGAGAAGAATATCTAGAACAATAAATAAACTAACCTATGAATCAAGACGACTCATTTGTCCAAAATATCAAAGGTGTACAAAATCTGATAGGCTCATCAGATAATAAAACTGTTGTCGCTGAACAAGATGAGGAAGGAGTTGAAGGAGAATATGTAGATATTCTTAAACTTGAAATGGATGATGAAGAATTGATTCGTTTAAGAGATACTTACGAATTAAGAAGCTCTTCATATACAGCAAAAACTAAAGTAAGACAAGAGTTAAACAAGAAATATTACAAAGGTTGTCAAAACTCAAATGGTGGACTAGAACAGAAAGTAATTGCTTCAAACCTTATCTTTGAATCTGTTGAAACTTTCATACCACAATCACTAGCTAAAAATCCTGAACCAGTTGTATTTTCAGACGATACAGACGAAGGAAAACAAGCTTCAAATGCTATTAAGACCATGCTTCAGTACCATGCTGATGTTCTATGTCTTAGAAAGAAACTTGGAGTAATGGTAAGACAATGGTCAACTGATTTTATCGGTGTAGTTAAATATGGCTGGAATGCTAAACTAAACGAAATTGAACTATCAGTAAGAAGACCAAGAAACTTTGTATTTGATCCGGACGGATATATAAATGAATTTGGTGACTACAAAGGAGATTTTCTAGGAGAAAGAATACCTTTCACAGCAAAGAAACTTATTGAAATGTACCCTGAAAATAAAGACTACCTTATACTTAAATGTAATGGTAAACTTGGTACAACCTTAATAGTTACAGAATGGTGGAACGATGATTATTGTTTTACAACTTTCTTAGATATTATTCTAGATAAACACAAGAACGAATTCTTTAACCACCAAGAGAATGAAAGTGATGAAGAAGATGAAGCAACAGCAACACCTGCAATCAATCACTTTGCTGTTCCTAAAATGCCATATACTTTCCTTTCAGTCTTCTCACTACAAGAAGAACCTTTAGATATTACAAACCTTGTTGAACAGTCAATCGCTAATCAAGATAGAATAACAGATAGAGATTTACAAATATCAAAGAACCTAGCTTCTGCAAACAATGGAGTTGTTATAGACCCTAAATACTTTACAGCAGAAACAGCTTCACAAGCTGTAGATTCTTTCTATGAAGAAGGATTTATTTTAGGTGACCCTAAAGGAGTTGTAAGACTTCCAGCTAATGAAATCCCTTCATCAATATTCAAATCACAAGAGAATGATAAAGAAACACTTCGTTCTGTATTCGGAGTTCAGGGTCTAGCTCCACAATCAGGAAATGAACAAGGCACAGCTCGTGGAATGATTCTTAACCAATCACACGATTCTTCAAGAATTGGAGGTGGAGTTGGAGATGCTCTAGAACAGGTCGCTGACAACGTATTTAACTGGTTACTACAACTATACTGTGTTTTCTACGATACACCTCACTACGGAGCAATTATGGGCAATGGAAGGGCTGTAGAATATGTTTCTATAATTAACTCTCAACTAACTAGAAAATTCGTTGTTTCTGTTTCTCCTAACTCAATGAAACCAAGGGATGAAATATCTCAAATCAACTTTGCTATCGAGAGATGGAATAATAAAGCTATTGACCCTATCTCATTTATGAAAGAGATAAACGACGCTGACCCAATGCAATCTGCTAAGAAACTTGTTCTATGGACAACTAACCCACAAGCCTACTCAGCAATGTATTTCCCGGAAAATGCTCCGCCTGCACAAGCACCTCAACAAGGACAACTTTCAGGACAACCAGGAACACCACCTGAAAATCCTAGTGAAGAACCAGCAAATGCAAGTTTATCAAATGTCCCATTAAATTCACCACCACAACAATGAAAGAAGCCCCACTACAAAAATTAAGAAGAGCCTTAAATAGCAAACCAGAAGATTATCTAGGTAATAAGCATGACTTTAAGAGCAAAGCATTAGAAAGCAAGAGAAGCAGAGAAATAAGACTAAATAATGCAAAGTCAAAAAGACATGGAGATTCGATTATGAAAGATAAAAATATTAAAGGTGAATGGTATAAAGATGGCCCAAACGATTCAGCCGGATTTCATAACAAACCATCTAACCATGAAAGCTAAATCAAAAGCACTTCAAGCAATGAAGATAGATGAGAGTAAAGGTATAAAAGAATATAAGCAAGACATTAAAAAGTCGAAAGGTAAAGAAAGAGAAACCTACAAAGAAATTCTCCCAGATGAAAAAAAACACTTAAAATTATTAAAACAATTATGAAATACGAAAATTCAAAAGAAGATAAAAAAGCTGACAAGGAAATGATTAAGAAACTGCATAAAGCAAAATCAAAAGCCCTTAAAGGGAAAAAAGAAGAGAAATATGAGAACGAAGAGAAAGATGATGAAGATTTAGATAATAACACAAAAGAAGGAAAGGTCGGAAGTTCCAAAAGACACGGTGCTGATTTGTTAAAATATGAAACAAACTAATATGCCTAAATTCTTAGAAAAAAAGTTAGAGAAAGAATATCCAAATAATCCAGGAGCAGTCTATGGAACAATGAACAAACTAGGTTATATGAAGGGTAATAAAGAGACAAAGAAAGGTAAGAAAGCAGAGAAGAAGCACGAAGCAAAAGAAAGGGCATTAGAACATAAGAGATAGGTTTGAAGCGGTCTTGATTCTCGATACTCAGACCCAAAAAAGATTGAGTATCTGTGTAAACATTATTAGTATGAAAGGCTTTCCTGATTTGTGCCTGAAACAACTTGTAAAAATATGAGTAATGAAGTAGATAACTTTTTAGACGGATTAAAAGGAGAGCAGAATGGTGACCCTTTTGCACCACAAAGCGAAGACCCTTTTGAGAATAAAAGTGAGACAAAAGAAATAGAGGGAGAAAAGGAAGAAGATGAGAAACCACTTCCATTTCATAAAGACCCAAAAGTTCAGAAGTTTATTGAAAAAGAAATCTCAAAAAGATTATCTGAAATCAAGCCAACTGAAGAAACAAGGTTTAAGGAAGATATCGGAGACAAGGAAGATGAAATTACAGATGTTCTTACAAGAATTATAGGCAACGATACTCCTGAGAAACTATCTGCTATTAAAGACTTTAAAAAGGTCATTATGGACAGAGAAGACCGAGGAGCAGAAAAAGCAATTCAAGCAATTCAAGCTGAAAGGCAAGAAGAACAAGAAGTCTATAAAGATGCCGAAAACGAAGTAGAACAAGGATTTGAGAACATTGCAGATACATTTGGGGTTGATCTAGATGCACCACAATCTTCAAGAATGCGAAACAATTTCATTGATTTCTTAGCAAAGATTTCTCCAAAGGATGGAGAAGGAAATATAGTTGAATATGCAGATTTTGAAACATCTTTCGAGACATTTCAAGAAATAAATAAGAAAACTATGCCCTCCAACTCTAGAAACAAAGAGTTAGCTTCCCGTTCCGTCTCACGAGGTTCAGATGCATCAAATGCACCAGTATCAGGAGATAGGTCATGGAAAGCAGTTGAAAAACTCTTTGGTAGATTAAGTTAATTATTAGTAAATTATTATTAAGTTCGTTAAACGTTCAGTAGAGAAAAGTTTGAAATTATAAAAAATACTCAAACTATAAAATACTGATTTATTCATTTGCCTCCAAGCATCAATATACAGACAACAACAAATCAATACCTTGCACCAGCTTTAAATTAAAATGATTGTATTTAAGTAGTAAAAGTTCTTTAAATAAGATACAAACCGACCAGAGCTGAATAAATCACATCTAATATACGGCGAAGTTCTAGAGATAGATAACGCCTAGCAACCGAAAGGGGCTACAACGACTAAACGAAGTGAACGGAGAAATCCGTATGTAATAGTCTGAACTACCACTATAATCTTAAAAAGAAATGGTAGAGGAAAATCCGAAGCGGTTTTCCCGCCCGAAAGGGTAGTAACAAAATGGGGTTGACCAAGTTTTAAAAGATAACTTCTTCTTCGGTGAAGTCTTAGGAAACACAGAAAAATGGAATGGCAGTCAGATGCTTTTCCCTATTAAGTATCAGAAAGGTGTTGCTTCAGTAGCTTTCAATGGTTTCGACCAATTGCCTACTTCACAACAGCCAGTATCAGTTAACATGACTTTCTACCCTAAACTTATTGTTTCTCCATACTTCAATACAATGAAGATTTTGGAAAATGTGGGGTAGTAAAATCTTTTCTAATCTACGGCGAAACTCCCAACTGAGATAAGTGGACAACGCCTAGGAAGTACATTGACAATATTAATAGGTAGGATAGGTGGAAATAAAAAACCGCTTGAAACAGGCAAAACAAACATACTCATTCTATTGGAAAACTATTAATATTAGTACACCTACAACGACTAAACGAAAAGACGCCTAAAGGAATACAAACTTAAAGCGATGTAATAGTCTGAACACTATAGGAATATAGTGAGAGAGAGTCGAATAGAATCATAAACTATTCCTAGGAAGCACTCTCTCCGCCTCAAAGTGAGGTAGTAACAAAATGACATTCGTAGCTACAAACGTAGCTCTTGCAGGTTCTGATTTGTCAGTTAACAAAACACCTCTTCAACAGTTAAACCTTATGAAAGTTATGATGAAATCAAGAGCACAAGATGGTGCAGATGATATCGGAAACTTCTTCCAAGGTGATGGAACAGGATTCGGAGGAAAAGCTCCTTCAGGTCTTGGAAACATCGTTGACGATGGTACAGTAGCTTCAACATACGGAGGACTCTCAAGAGCAACTTACGCAGGTTTGAACGCAACAGTAACAGCTTCAGGTGGAACAATTTCACTTTTGAAAGTTAGACAATTAAACAACTCCATTACAGATGGAAGAGTAGCTCCAAGTCTTGCAATCACAGATTACACAACATGGTCTTACTTTGAACAATTACTACAACCATTCCAAAGAAATACATATACAGATTTCAAGAATATGGATGCAGGAACAGGTTTCAAAGCGAAAGGTTTAATCTGGGATGGTTTGACTATCTACAAAGATAAAAAAATCGTTATAGGAAACTTCTACCTATTGAACCTAGATTATTTGAAATTCTATGGTTTAAACTGGTGGGAAGGAGAATCTGTTTCACTAGAAGATAAACAAATCGAAGGAAACATCTACGAATATTCTCCAGCAAATGCTACAAAAGCATTTACATGGACAAATTGGATAAGAGCTTACAATCAGGGAGCAGTAAACGGCTTTATGATTATGGGTGGCCAATTGGTGTGCACAGACCCATTCAGAAACGGAAAACTCACAGGAATAGCAGGAGTCTAAGGTCGTATTTATCAGCTTAACTTAACATTTTATGTCATTACTAGAAAAAAATTACCAGCCAGGTTTGTCAATAGGTTCGTTCATACTTCCTACTGAGATACTTGGATATGCAGGATTTACGGGAAACTACTGGTATGTAAAACCAAACTCAGGAAGCGATGCAAATAGCGGAGATGCCCCAAATACGGCATTTAAGACTCTTTCAAAAGCCCTCAGTGCGGCAACAGCCAACAATAATGATGTTATATTCTTGATTTCCGAGAGTAATACTTCAGATTCAACAACGGACTATCAGTCAGTAACTCTTAACTGGAACAAGGATTTGACTCACTTGATTGGCCTTACAAACCCATCACAGGTTTCTCAAAGAGCAAGAATCGCAGCACTTTCATCAGTGACAGGCGTTACGCCAGTCTTAAAGGTCAGTGCAAACGACTGCTTCATCACAAACGTATCAATCCTTGGAGGAATTACGGGAGATGCGACATCTCTCGGAGCAGTCCAAGTCACCGGTACAAGGAATGTTTTTCAGAACGTAAACATTGCAGGTATGGGCAACACTTCTGCCGTTACGACAGGAGGTTACTCACTCAGGCTTACAGGTGCGGAGGAAAACAGCTTTATCGGATGCACTATCGGACTTGATACGATTGCAAGGGACAATACGACACAGGGAGAAGTTTGGTTTGATTCAGGTGCGATAAGG